ATATGAAGTTATGGCTACGCTGATGAAAACAGTCGCAGACACGACAAAAGACTTGTTTGATCTACAGAAGCGTAAGAAAGAATTAGCAGGTGGCACTGAAAAGAAGTTGGACGAGACAGCAGTAAATGTAGAACGCGCCATATTTGTTGGTACGACAGCAGAACTACTCAAAAGAGTCAAGAACAATGAAAACTTTTAGACAGTATAATCAACTAGATGAAGATACTAAAGCAGCCTTAGCATATGCTACAAAAGCGCATTCTGGTCAGACACGTTCAGATAAGACACCATACATTGCACATCCTGTTCGTGTAGCTAAAAATATTGAACAATTTAAAAAATCTCATAATATTGATGCTCTAATCAGTGCTGCATACCTTCACGATACAATTGAAGACAGTGATACTACATTTGAAGATTTAGAAAAGATGTTTGGTGGTCTTGTTGCCTCATTAGTACAAGAACTTACTTCCGATAAAGAAAAAATCGAGAAGATGGGTAAAACAGAATACCTTATTTATAAGATGAAAGGCATGACAACTTGGGCATTAGCTATCAAACTAGCAGACAGACTTGATAATGTTAGTGATCTAAAGACGGCTAAGAGCCCTGCATGGAGACAAAAGTATAAGAAAGAAACTGAAGAGATTCTAAATCGTATTGAGAAAGAACGACTTCTTACTGGCAGTCACAAGAAGATTATCGAAGTGATCCGTAAGAAATTAGCTGAACTTGATGAAGAACCACATCTCAAAGACGCTAAAGAAAAGGGATACAAGGCTGTTCGCTTTCATGAAGGTGAGGGAGAACCTCATTCCATCTATGTGTTTGACCATAAGGCTCTCAAAAAGTAATGGCTCGTAATCTTGGTTATAATGGTAATCCAAAACTTCGTCGTGCGTATACACAGATTGCTATGTCGCAGTATGAAGTGGATGAGTATCTAAAATGTTTGAAAGATCCAATATACTTTATTCGTACATACATGAAGATCGTTGCTCTTGGCAAGGGTATCGTACCGTTTAATCTATATGATTTCCAAGAAGAGATGATCAAAACGTTCGTAAGAGAGCGTTTCGTAATATGTAAGATTCCTCGTCAGAGCGGCAAGTCAATTACTACAATTGGTTTTCTTCTTCACGCAATTCTATTCAATGAAAACTATAACATAGCTATTCTAGCACACAAGGGTGCTGCCGCTAATGGTCTGCTTCAGAGAATGAAGCTTGCTTATGAGAATCTACCAACGTGGCTACAGTCTGGTATCGTAGAGTGGAACAAAGGTAATATCGAGCTGGAAAACGGTTCAAAGATTGGTGCATTTGCAACGTCAGCCGACGGTCTTCGTTCAGGTTCATACGATATGATCCTTCTAGACGAGTTCGCGTTCGTGGCTAATAACATTGCCGAAGACTTCTTCACTTCTACCTATCCTGTTATCTCAGCAGGTACAAAGACCAAGATTATCATCGTTTCTACACCCAAGGGCATGAACCACTTCTACACGATGTGGGTCAAGGCTGAACAAGGAAAGTCTGACTATTTCCCAATCTCTGTCCACTGGTCAGCAGTACCAGGCCGTGACGAAGCATGGAAAGAGATGACTATCCGCAACACTAGCGAAGAGCAGTTCCAACAGGAGTTCAACACAGACTTCTTAGGTAGTTCTAATACGTTGCTATCTGCATCCAAAATCCAGCAGCTATTTGCTACGATGGAAGAACCCATGAAGATAGAGAACAATGTCAAGTTCTATGAAATGCCTAAACCAGGTCATACATATACTATAATAGTTGATGTGGCTGAAGGTTTAGGACTAGATTCATCGACATATTCTGTACTAGATGTGACAAGCATTCCTTATAAACAAGTAGCAATATTCAAAGACAACCAGATCAAACCAATCCTATTGCCTGCTCAGGTGGTTTCGATGGCAAAACGATACAACGAAGCTTTCATTTTAGTTGAAATCAATAGCATCGGTCTACAAGTTGCAGATATGATACACTATGATATGGCATATGAAAACCTAATCAAAATACAATCAAAGGGTAAACAGGGACAACAATGGACAGCAGGATATAAAAAGAACCTTGCATTCGGCGTAAAAACATCTGTTCAGACTAAACAAATTGGTTGTACAAACCTAAAGGCCATGATCGAATCTGATAAACTGGTTATTAGGGATGAAGGAACAATTAAAGAATTTACAACTTTTGCAGTAGATAAAAAAACATACAAGGCTGAACAAGGCAGTAATGATGATCTTGTGATGACTTTAGTCAACTTTGCATGGCTAATGGCTCAGAAGTTTTTCAGAGAGTCTATGAATAATGATATTCGTAGAGTGTTGCAGGAAGAGCAACTCCACATTATGGATCAAGATTTGGTACCTTTTGGTATAATAGATAATGGTTTAGATGATCCTTTTCAAGATGAGAGAGACGCTGCGGGTGATTTGTGGGTGGAAGACAGAAGAAAAAAATATGTTTTTGATGATTTTAACTATGACTGGCGAGCAAAGTTGTAAATCTTATTTTTTCTAAATAATAGAGAAAAAGTGTACACTTTTATAAAGGAGAATAAAAATGGCTTTTCAGCTTTCACCAGGCGTTAATGTATCTGAAATTGATCTGACAACTATTGTTCCAGCAGTTGGCCCTACAGAGGGTGCTTTTGCGGGTAACTTTGCTTGGGGACCAGTCAATGAGATCGTTAGCGTAACAGACGAAATTGAACTAGTAGAAATCTTTGGTAAACCAACAGCAAACAGTTTCGAATCATTCTTTACAGCAGCCAACTTTTTGGCTTATGGCAACAATCTTCGCGTCGTTCGTGCTGGTAATACTACAACTGCACTTAATGCTACTGCAAATGGTGCTAATGGTATTTCTATTCCAAATAAAGATACGTATGAACTAACATATCTAGACCTGTCAGCAGCCAATTCTTTTGGTATGTTTGCGGCTAAGTATCCAGGCGAACTTGGAAACAGTCTAAGAGTTTCTCTTTGGGCATCATCAAATGCTGCTGCATATAATGCTTGGACATATAGCACACAGTTTAATAGTGCACCAGGAACTTCAGCTTATGTTGCAGGCGTAAACGGCGCAAACGACGAAATGCACATTATCGTAGTTGACGAAGATGGTAAGTTTACAGGAACAAGCAATACGGTTCTTGAGAAGTTTTCATACATATCAAAGGCCGTAGATGCCAGAACAGATGATGGTTCTTCAAACTACTTTGTTAACGTTATTAACGACCAATCAAAGTATATTTACATTATCAATGAAGCCCTTAATTCTAATGGTATTACAAATACTTCAACATGGGGTCTTTCAGCAGCAAACACATCATTTGCTCAAGGCTTAAATGAGTATACAAATTCACTCAACAACGGATCATATGCAGTACCAACAGACGCAACTCTTGTTTCAGCATACGACAAGTTTAGAAATGCAGACGAGATTGACGTTGCTCTTATCATGGCAGGACCTCACTCTCAGGTTGTTGCAGAACATATCGTAGATAACATCGCTGAAGTTCGTAAGGACTGCGTTGTGTTTATCTCACCAACAAGAGCAAATGTTGTTAATCAGGATAATAGTGAAGTAAGTAACATTCGCACTTTTAGAAATGCATTCAACTCATCTTCATATGCAGTGATGGATTCTGGATGGAAGTATCAGTTTGACAAGTACAACAATCTTTATCGTTGGATACCACTCAATGGTGATATTGCTGGTCTATGTGTACGTACAGACTTTGAGCGTGATCCTTGGTTCTCACCAGCTGGTTTCAATCGTGGCCGCATCAAGAACACAGTTAAGCTCGCATGGAATCCATCAAAGGCTGAAAGAGATGACCTGTACAAGATTGGTGTAAATCCAGTTGTACAGTTCCCAGGCGAAGGCGTTGTACTCTACGGAGATAAGACAATGCTTGCAAAGCCATCAGCATTTGATCGCATCAATGTTCGTCGCTTGTTTATTGTTCTTGAGAAGGCAATTGCAAGAGCAGCGAAGTACTCACTCTTTGAGTTCAATGATGAGTTTACACGCGCACAGTTTGTTGCTCTTGTAGAACCATTCCTTCGTGACGTACAGGGTCGTCGTGGTATCTTTGATTTCCGCGTCGTATGTAACGAGACAAATAATACTCCTGAAGTGATCGATAGAAACGAGTTTATCGGTGATATTTACATCAAGCCAGCTCGCTCAATTAACTTTATACAACTAAACTTTGTTGCTGTCCGTACTGGTGTAGCATTCGAAGAAGTTGTAGGTCGCTTTTAATATTTAAAATAAATAGAATCAAAGGAGTAATAAGAAATGGCAGCCTTTAATATCCAAGAGTTCAGATCACAGATGACAGGTGACGGCGCACGCCCTAACCTGTTTGAAGTTGAATTGAACTTTCCAACATTCGTATCAAACTCAGCTTTCGCAAGACAGAAAGCTAGTTTCATGTGTCGCGCAGCACAGCTACCTGGTTCTACAGTGAACCAGGTTCCTGTCAACTATTTTGGTCGTGAACTCAAGTTTGCTGGAAATAGAACATTCCCTGAGTGGACTGTAACAGTAATCAATGACGAAGATTTTGCTATCAGAAAAGCCGTTGAAAGATGGATGAATGGTCTAAACTCACATACCACAAACGTTCGTGATCCTCGTGCATTGCGTGGAGCAAATGCTGCTGGTACTGCTGAAGGTTATCAGACAGATGCTTATGTTACACAGTATGGCAAGACAGATGAGACTACTGGTGGTTTGAGAGTGTATAGATTTATTGGTGTATTTCCAATCGATCTATCTCCAATTGAACTTGATTGGGGCGCAAACGATACAATCGAAGAATTTGCTGTAACGTTTGCATATCAGTGGTGGGAAGACGTTTCTGCAAAGGAAGGTGCTTCTACTATCGATGGCGACAACTCACCTACAACGACTTAATATATACTAATAGGGAGGAGAAAATCTCTCCTCCCTTCAAAATCTTTGAGGTTATTTGAATGCAACTTTTTGGCTTTGAAATAGGCCGTCGTAAAAATCAACAAGAAGATGAACAGAACAAATCGTTTACACCACCTCAGAACGAGGACGGTGCCGTCACGATTCAATCTGGTTCGTACTATGGTACGTATGTTGATTTGGATGGTACTGTTCGTAATGAAATTGAACTTATTACTCGTTATCGTGAAATGTCAATGCAGCCAGAACTTGAGACTGCGATTGACGAAATTGTCAATGAGGCTATCGTTAATGACGATAACGGCCAAGCAGTTGAACTTAATACAGATGATCTAAAACAACCAGAACAAATCAAGAGTAAGATAAGAGACGAGTTTGACAACATATTAAAAATGTTGAACTTTGGTAATATGGGTCATGATATCTTCCGTCGTTGGTATGTTGATGGAAGACTTTTCTATCATATCGTAATAGATGAGAGTCGCCCTACTTTAGGCATTCAAGAACTTAGGTATATTGATCCTCGTCGTATTCGTAAAATTCGTGAAATCCAAAAGACTAAAGATCCAAAAACTGGAATGGAAATCATCAAGCGTCAGAATGAGTATTATCTTTATAATGAACGTGGTGTAATCGGTGCTCATTCTAATCTTGGTGCTAAAATTGCCATAGACTCAGTAGTAAACGTAAACTCTGGTCTGATGGATGGCAAAAGAACAATGGTACTATCATATCTTCATAAAGCCATTAAGCCTCTAAATCAGGTTCGTATGGTTGAAGATGCTACAGTTATCTATAGACTATCTCGCGCACCTGAGCGTAGAGTGTTTTACGTTGACGTTGGTAATATGCCAACAATCAAAGCAGAGCAATATCTACGTGATATCATGGTCAAGTACCGCAACAAACTTGTATATGATTCTAGCACTGGTGAAATTAAGGATGACCGCAAGCACCTTTCTATGCTTGAAGACTTCTGGCTTCCTCGTCGTGAAGGATCAAAGGGAACTGAAATAACTACTCTTCCTGGTGGTGCAAATCTAGGTGAACTAGAAGACGTTAAGTATTTCGAAAAGAAGTTGTATAAGTCTTTAGGAGTACCTTTAGGTAGACTTGAATCTACACAAGGATTTTCTCTTGGTAAATCTACAGAAATTACAAGAGAAGAACTTAAGTTCACAAAGTTTATTCAAAGACTTCGCAATAAATTCTCTACACTATTTGATGATCTTCTTCGTGTTCAGCTTGTACTAAAGAGAGTTTGTACTGAAGAAGAATGGAAACAGTTCAAAGAAGAAATTTGGTATGATTACCGTAAAGACAATAACTTTACGGAACTTAAAGAATCAGAACTAATGACTAACCGAGTTCTTCTCTTGCAGTATGTTGATCCATATGTTGGTCGATACTATTCAAAAGAATGGGTTCGTAAGAACATTCTGAAACAGACAGATGAAGATATTGAAGAGATTGACAAGCAGATTGAAGCAGAAGGACAAGATGCAGCTCCTACTACAGACGCTATGGGTAATCCTATTGATCCTGCAACAGGTCAACCTATTCAAGGAATGCCAGGCGCAGTTCAAGGAGTAGGTGGTAACAATGTATTACCACCACCAGCGGCCGCTCAACAAGCAACTATGCAGCAACAACAACCTCAACAGAAACAGTCTCAACAGCAACAACCTATGCAAGAGCAAGCACCTCTTCCATCAAAGTTTGAAATACAGCCTAATGAACTGGAACGTATATCATGAAGAAGTTTAATGAGTTTATAGTTGAAGACTTAGCAGGTGCATTAGTAGAACCACAATCTGCTTCATCAAAGCAAGCAGCTAAACTTGGACTGGTGTACGTTGGTTTTGGAAGATACGAAGATCCAAAAACACAACAAGTAACTCACATTGTTCAGAATGATAGACTTGTTCCTTTCAATAAAGCTGTAAAGACAAACACTTTCAAACAAACAAGTGGTGATGATTTTGGTGACTATAACAAAAACTTAAAGCCAGATGTTGAGAACAACCATAACAATTTAGCTAATCATTATGTTCCTGAAAACTATGATGAAAGTGAACTTGCTGCTGTTGAAAGCTATACAGGCGAAGATTATCTGGACATCAATGACAAGTTATATTCTTTACCTACAGGTATACCAGCAGAACAAATCGAAGCTGAATATGATGGTGATGAATTACCAGGAACTATACAAGCGTTAGATTCTGCACTTAATAAAGGTTCTACACCTCAAGATTTTATAACTTACATCACTCTTGGTGATGGTTATAACATTGACGATTTTGGTCCAGGTCAAACATATAGATTTAAAGGATATAGATCAACAACGATTGATCCTAATATTGCGTTGAACTTCGGTTCTGAATCATCTGCGCCTTCTAGAAGAAAGCAAACAGTTGTTCTACAGGTTCTTGTTAAGAAAGGATCTAAAGGAATGTATGTAGATGATTATTCTTCTACACCAGGAGAAGCAGAGTTTCTGCTACCAAGAGGTGCAACTGTAAAGATAACTGGTGGTCCAAATAAAATTGTCGGTAGTAATGGATATACAGGCAACATGAATCATCAAGTGTTATTTTTTAACGCAGAAATAGTAAAGAATAAATAGATATAAAGGAGCATAAAATGTATATCAAAGAAGCACTTAACAACATCATTGATAAGAAGCTTGATCTCATGAAAGAGAATCTTCAAGCAGCTTTGACAGAGAAGGCAATTGAAAAGCTAGAAGATCGTAAGATTCAAATTGCTGAAACTTATTTTGGTCAGTCTAACCTTACAGAGACAGAGAAGTAATACATAATGAAAAACATCAATCAGATCAGAGAAAATTACGATCTCATTACAGAGAAAGAAGACACAGAGGCAAGAAAACTTGTTTCTCTTGTTCGTGCTGGTTTGTTTGATGCTAAAAAGTTACCAATTTTAAAAAGAGCTTTAGAAAAAGACTCTAGTAAGATGACACCTGCTGAGAGAAAGATACTCATTGAGTTATTGGATTCTCTTATGGGAGAAGTACTTGGTTCATCACAAGTATACTCTAAAGTAAAACAAAATGTTGGACACAAAGATAGACTAGATGAAGCTAAGACTGATTATCTTTCGAAGTATGATTCAAGATATGAAGCTGATCTTGTAGAGAAAGATTTACCAACAGTAATCATATTGAAACGCAAAGCTATTCGTATATTCCCAGGTCGTCAAAAGGTAGGTCTATATTACTCTCAATCACTAGATCGTTATGTATCTATTCCATTTGGTCCAGGTGTTCCTGGTTTAAATGAAGAGACATATATTAATGAGATAAGCACCGAATATAAGATGAGAAAATATGCAGCATATAAAGAAAAAAATGCTGATATAGAAGATGATGATAGTAAAGATGATATAAAGAAAAGTGTTGCAATACAACAGAGAAATTTAAGAGGAAATAAATTCCTTAAGAAGATCAAAGATAAAGACACTAGAAAATCAGTTGAAAAAGTTGGAAACGATGCTGTAGAGAAACGTAAGACGTTTTTAAAAAGCTATGATGCACCAAAAAAACCAGGTCAAACTAGTAACTTGACAAAAGGATGGGCAAAAGGTGACATTAATACCACAGAGTATCTTGCAACTAAAGCTGGATTAGCTGTAGGTAAACTATTTGCACGTAAAAAACAAAATACACCTGCTACACCACCCACCGTTAAAGAATCGTTCATATTAAAGTTAACTGAAAAGAAACAGATGAATGAAGTTTCAGCGAGTGGTGTTGCAGATACGGCAGCAGAAGTTCTTGTTCCTGGTTATTCAGCATACAAAGAATATAAAAAAGGTAATTATGGTAAAGCGGCTGTTGAGGCTGGTATTGATGTAGCTGCTGGCGTTGCTGGTGCAGTTACTGGAGGTTTAGGTTATGGTGCCATTAAAGGTGCAAGAGCAGCAAGCAAAATAGCAAAAGCAAAAAAGACTGCCGACACATCGTCAGATGCATCTAAGATAGCAGGAACAGCAAAAAATTTAGGCAGAAACAAACCTAAACCTAAATCAAGACAAAATAAAAAACCTGATTTGCCTGATATAAATGTAAATGCACCTGAGCAACAGTCTCAGCAGTCAAAAGAACAACCATATAGTAAAGCTCTTGAACCAAAAGATTTCTCTATGAAAGTAAATGTTTCTGCTCCTAAAGGTGGTAGTACTACTGGATATGAAAAGAGAGCAGATAACAAATATAGAAAGTCACTAGAACAACCAGTATCAGAGTCGATTAAACTTGTTGCTGAAGGTAAACTCGATTCATGTGATCTAAATATAGAGAACAACAGTGTAATTATAAATACATCATTAGCTAAAAAAATTGACAATCTTTATGAATCGTTAAACGTCACAAACAAAAGAAAAATGAAAAAGATGCTTGACGAAGGAAAGATTGACTCATTTAAAAAAATCGTAAGTTTTGCAGTAAGGCAGTAAAATGGCAAATGTAATCACAGAACAAAGACTTATTGATAACAATAAGAGAGCTTTAATTAAGTATGTTGCAACTTTAGATACGGCAACATCAAATACTGTTTTAGTTGACGCATCACAGTTGAGACTTGCTCTTAATGCAAATGGATTTATTATGCAGAGCAACACTCATATAAAGTCAACATACAGAACAACCATCAAGCGTATATTTGGTAATTCTAAAGCAAATGGATATATCAAATTACTTTGGAATGGTAGAACTAATACAGCAGACATTATAACTGTAACAAATGGTAATTTTGATTACTATTTTGATTCGATGGGTGATGGAGCTGTAATACCAAATTCAGATACAACATCAAACGGTAATATCCTTATCAATGTAGTAACTCCATCTAGTGCAGACGCATTAACATTGTTTATTGATCTTCTCTAGAAGAAACATTTAAGATCATTCTAGAAAAAAAAATGTGTGAAATGAAAAAGATGTATGCTGCAAAGATGAGTGAACAGAATAGTCACGATGAACGTATAGATCGTCTTAAGAAAGATGTGATCGAAGAAGAAGATGTTGATGAAGGTCTTCTTAAAGTTGCTAAAGATAAATTAAAACTATTATCTCCTTCTGCTAAAGCAAATATGAAGAAGCCTGTTATGCGTAGTATTTCAGGCAAACCAATGCAGAAGTTAAAGATTGAACCAAAAAGATTAGAAGAAGAATTAGAAGAAACTCTTGATGAAGCAACACGTATTGGAATCGTAAAGCTTCGTGTTCGCGGTGGTAAAGTTCAACGTCGTCAAAAAGTATCAAATGTTCCTGGCATGACTCTTAGAGGTGGACAACTAAAGAGAATGTCTGCGGCTGAGCGTCGTCGTCGTAAACTTGGTGCAAAAAGAGGCGCTCGCAAAACACAAATGAAGAGAACACAAATGCTTCGTAAGCGCAAGATGTCGCTTATGAAAAGACAAAGATTGGGCGGATAAATGAAACTTATAGCCGAAGAAGTACTAGATGTTCAGTATCTAGTAGAAAGAAACGAAAAGACAGGCGAGAAAGAATATGCTATTGAAGGTATATTCATGCAAGCTGAAAAGAAAAATAGAAACGGCCGCGTATATCCATTACACATTCTTAACAAAGAAGTGAGTAGATATAATCAAGACTATGTGAATAAGAATAGAGCTTTTGGTGAACTTGGTCATCCAGATTCACCAACTATCAATTTGGATCGTGTATCACATATGATCACAAAGCTATACCCAGATGGAAATAACATCATGGGCAAAGCAAAAATACTGGATACTCCTAACGGAAAAATTGTGAAAAGTCTATTAGATGGAGGAGCCAGTCTTGGTGTGTCAACAAGAGGTGTAGGGTCTCTTAAACCACACAACGGGTTTCAACTCGTTCAGGACGATTTTCATCTTGCTACAGCAGCAGATATCGTCGCTGATCCTTCAGCACCAGAAGCTTTCGTAAGAGGCATTATGGAAGATTCTGAATGGATTCTTACTGCAAAAGGCTGGATGCCTGTGCATCATGAAAAAGCTAAAAAGCTAATTAAAGAAGCTTCAAGTAATGAAATTGAGGATGTTGCTCTTAAAGTATGGCACAACTTCCTCTCTAAACTTTAATTATTATAAATAATATAGAAAAAAGGAGTATTCTAATATGGGTAAGTCACTAACAGACGTTGCAAAGCAGATTATCACTGAAGGTGCATATCCTTCTGTTGATCCTATGGGTGCTGGTCATCCAGATCGCGATGCTAAGAAGTCAACACCAAATGCATCTACACTTCGTCCAAATTCAAAGGGCGCTGAAGGTCGTTTCTCTACACCAGGTTCTACAGCACCTGCAACAGGCGCTCAGGATCTAGGTTCTGCGCCAGTTAAGGTTGGTGAAGGCGAAAACTTTGGTGCAAAGGCATCAGGTTCTCTCAAGAAGGACACAACTGTAAAGGGTTCAACTACAGCCGCAGAAAAGCCAAAGAAGCAGGCTGAAGTAATGGAAGAAGATTCAGAAGTTGAAGGCGATTCAATCGAAGAAAAATATGAAATGACTGAAGAGCTTGAAGCTTTCATTGAAGAGCAGATTGCAGCAGGACTTTCAGAAGAAGAAATCGCTCAGGCTATTGACGAAAACTTCGAACTTGTTTCTGAAGAAACAGAAGAAGAGTATCAGGTAGATATGTCAGAGCATGTTGAGGCTCTCTTTGCAGGTGAAGACCTTTCTGAAGAGTTCAAAGAAAAAGCTGTTACAATCTTCGAAGCTGCTGTAAAGCAGAAGGTTGAAGAAGAAATCGCTCGTCTTGAAGAAGCATATGCTGAAACTCTTGAAGAAGAAGTAACACAGATTAAGGAAGACCTTTCATCAAATGTAGATGATTATCTTAACTATGTTGTTGAGCAATGGGTAACTGAAAATGAAGTTGCTATTGAAGCTGGTCTTCGTACAGAACTTACAGAAGAATTTATCACAGGCCTTCGTCAGTTGTTTGCAGAGCATTACATTGACATTCCTGAAGATAAGGTTTCTGTAGTAGAAGAGATGTCAACAAAGGTTTCAGAGCTTGAAGAAAAGCTCAATGAAGAAATTGAACGTAATGTTGTTTTGAATAAGATGATCAATGAGTCAAAGCAGTATGAAATTCTTGTAGATGCTTGTGACGGTCTAACAACAACACAGGCTGAGAAACTTAAAGCTCTTTCAGAAGGCGTAGAATATACTAGCCCAACTGAATATTCACAGAAGATTAATATCCTAAGAGAAAGTTATTTCAACTCATCTTTCAAGTCAGATAATGTTCTTGATAATAACGAAGTTGAAAATGATGGCAAGGGTATGATTTCTGAAGAACTCAAGGGTCCAATGGCAGCTTATGTCAGAACTCTCGGCAAAAAACTTCCAAATTAATGGAATTATAAATACTAATACGAATTAAAAAACGTAAGATTTAAAAGGAGAACTTAAATGTATCTTACAGAGCAGTTAGAAAACAAGTGGTCACCAGTCCTTGACCACGAAGGACTTAATAAGATTAGCGACCCATATCGTCGTGCAGTTACAGCTATCATTCTTGAGAACCAGGAAAAAGCAATGGCTGAAGAAGGCCGTATGCTTAACGAAGCAGCTCCAACAAACTCAGGTTTTGGTCCTGCTGGTTCATACGTAGACGGATACGATCCAATTCTTATCTCTCTCGTTCGTCGTGCGCTTCCTAACCTTATTGCTTATGATATCTGCGGCGTTCAGCCAATGACAGGTCCAACAGGACTTATCTTCGCAATGCGTTCAAACTACAAGACACAGAACGGCACAGAGGCTCTCTTCAACGAAGCCAATACTGCTTTCTCTGGTACAAACGCTGGTGGTATAGTTGGTAACGTAACAACAGGTTATGCTAACACAAACCCTGTATTTGATATCTCTTCTAACACTGCATACGGTGTTGGCACAGGTCTATCAACAGCTCTTGCTGAAGCTCTTGGTGATGGCACATCTAACAATGGTTTTGCTGAAATGGCTTTCAGCATCGACAAGGTTACAGTAACAGCCAAGTCACGCGCTCTCAAGGCAGAGTACACAATGGAACTTGCTCAGGATCTTAAGGCCGTTCACGGTCTAGACGCTGAGACAGAACTTTCAAATATTCTGTCAACAGAAATTCTTGCTGAAATCAACCGTGAAGTTGTTCGTCAGATTTACCGCACAGCAACAGCTGGTGCTGCATATGGCGTAACATCTGCTGGTACATTCGATCTTGATACCGACTCAAACGGCCGTTGGTCAGTTGAAAAGTTCAAGGGTCTTGTATTCCAGATTGAGCGTGAAGCTAATGCTATCGCCCGTGCAACTCGTCGCGGTAAGGGTAACATCATCATCGTATCTTCAGACGTAGCTTCTGCCCTTGCAATGGCAGGCGTTCTTGATTATACACCTGCTCTTCAGGTAAATCTAAACGTTGACGACACTGGTAATACCTTCGCTGGTCTTCTACACGGTCGTATCAAGGTTTATATTGATCCTTACTTCGGTGGTTCTTCAAACGGTGACGAACTCTGCACAGTAGGCTATAAGGGTACTTCTCCTTATGACGCTGGCTTGTTCTATTGCCCATACGTTCCTCTTCAGATGGTTCGTGCTATTGGTCAGGATACATTCCAGCCAAAGATCGGCTTCAAGACACGTTACGGCATGGTTGCTAACCCATTCGCTACATCTGCTGGTGACGGTGTTGTTGGTGATCGCGGTAACGCTTCACAGGCTAACATCTACTACCGCATCTTCCGCGTTCGTAACCTTACCTAATAATAATACTAATAGGTATACAGGAAGGGGAGCTTTATGCTCCCCTTTTTGTTATTATAAATAGTGTATAACATTATAAGGCACTCAAATGTCAGTTGCTAGTACACTAACACAGATTCCAGAAAATACAAGCATACTTCAGCCAACGAAGTACACTTTTATAATTCCTGAATTGCCATTTGCCAGATACTTTTGTCAAACTGTTAATTTACCAGGAGTATCTACAACTCCTGTTCAAGTTGAAAATCCTTTCTCAGCTACTTTTAGACATGGTGATAAACTGATATATGATCAGTTTTCAATCAACTCAATCGTTGACGAAGACTTGAGAGTATGGGAAGAAACATATAACTGGATAACATCTTTAACTTTTCCAGAAAACTTTAAACAGTACAAAAAAAGATCAGGTGTTAAGAGCGACATATACTATGATGGTTTGTTAACGATCAATACAAATGCCAATAATCCAAACTTGAGAATAAAGTTTTTTCACTGTCATCCAGTATCTCTTGGAGCTGTACAGTTCTCTACATCAGAAAATGCAGAAACTATACCTACGGCCGATATAACATTTAGATACGATAGATTTGTTATTGAACGACTTTAGTACTTGACAATACATTATATTCCGTATATAATGTATTACATTTTTTGTTATGGAGCTGTATTGAATGAAACCACCAGTAAACATTGATGTTCTTGCTGAAGAATGGACAAATGATGCTGCTTTTGATGAGACTGAACCCAGCAGATCAATTGCTCGCATTCCTATTCTTCATGCTAAGTATCTTAAGATATACACTCACCATAATCTGATCGTCAAGAAACTTACCATAGATTACAACAAAATTAAAAATGTCAAGTGGCAATACTATTCTGGTGATCTAAACAATCCAGAAGACCTCAATCATTATGGTTATGAACCCTGGACAAAAAAGACATTGAGACAAGATATTCCAATGTTGATTGATTCAGACAATGATCTCACACTAATCCTCATGAAGAAAGTTATTCATCAAGAGATTGTTGATTTTTGTACGTCTGTCCTAAAAGAACTACATAGTAGAACGTTCCAATTAAAGACGTTCTGTGAATGGGAAAGATATATTGGCACCAAATAAGATTGTTATAACAAATATTAATGAAGTATATGTGAAGGTAACATGTGATGAAGGTGTTTCATATGAGTTGCGTGAACACTTCACTTTTCTTGTACCAGGATATCAATTTACACCACAATATCGTTCAAAACTTTGGGATGGTAAAGTAAGACTATTTGATCTTCGTACTTATCAAATATACAGAGGTCTAGTACCATACATCGTCAAGTTCTGTGAAGATCGCGATTATGA